ATAAACAAGGTCAAAATAAATTCAAATCTAATAAAACTTTTATGAATCACAATTTAACGCCGCTTATTAATGAAATAAATGAATATTTTGAATACTATACAGATTGCAAATTTGACGTATACAAAGATCATGACTATTTCAATCAGCATGTGTTAAACAAATTACATGCTGACTGGGCTAACGCACAATTTAATATTAAGGTAGATGTAAAAAGTAAAGGGTTGTTGGATTATTATCCTGACGATAATCTGTTTCCAGATTGGAATAATGTATTATACAAAATTGGAAAAGAAGAACATTACAACAGTCTAAATACTAGAGTACACCAGTTAGAAAGTCAATTTAATAATATACGTTGCAGCACAGACAACAAATATTTACACATGGACAATCCTTTTTCTGAGGATAGATGTACAAATGATATTTGCAATTTTAAAATAGCATTTAACCATTTAGGAAGAACACTATACAACAAATTTAATACATTAGATGATTCTTTACAAGCCAATGATGAGAATACATTCAATGAATTACTTGGATATGTTGATATAAGTTTATGCAGACCGCAAACTATTCCTCTAAGTAAGGAATATGTCGAATGGTGCAAGAAATTAAACAAAATACCAAGCGGAGATTTTCTAAACATTGGCAACCTAATAGATTATAAAAATAAGTTGACAGACCATAAGCAAATAGTGTATAACAATAAGAGTAATAGTTTTACAATTAAAATAGAGGAAAAGTAACATGGCAAAACCATTTGATGTAAGCAAATTCCGCAAGGACATTACCAAAAGCATTGACGGACTGTCAATTGGCTTCAACGATCCAACAGACTGGATTTCAACAGGAAACTATGCACTCAATTATCTTATCTCAGGTGACTTCAACAAAGGTGTTCCACTAGGAAAAGTCACAGTATTTGCCGGAGAATCAGGAGCAGGTAAAAGTTACTTTGCAAGCGGAAATATTGTCAAAGCCGCACAAGAGCAAGGAATATTTGTTGTGTTAATTGATAGTGAGAATGCACTTGATGAATCGTGGTTACATGCACTTGGTGTAGATACAGATGAAAGCAAGTTATTAAAACTTAGTATGAGCATGATAGATGATGTAGCAAAAACAGTAAGCACATTTATGAAAGACTACAAAGCATTGCCTGATGGAGAACGTCCTAAGGTATTGTTTGTTATTGACAGTTTAGGTATGTTGCTAACACCAACAGATATCAATCAATTTGATTCAGGTGACTTAAAAGGTGATTTGGGTAGAAAGCCAAAAGCACTTACGGCACTTGTACGTAATACTGTAAACATGTTTGGTAGTTACAACGTTGGAATGGTATGTACTAACCATACATATGCATCACAAGATATGTTTGACCCAGACGACAAGATCAGTGGCGGACAAGGCTTTATCTATGCTTCGAGTATTGTTGTTGCAATGAGAAAACTAAAACTGAAAGAAGACGAAGATGGCAACAAGATATCACAGGTCAAAGGTATACGTGCCGCATGTAAAGTTATGAAAACTAGATATGCAAAACCGTTTGAGAGTGTACAGGTTAAGATTCCATATGAAACAGGTATGAATCCTTATAGCGGACTTGTTGATCTAGCAGAAGCAACAGGCTTGTTAACAAAGCAAGGCAACAGATTACGTTTCCTAACTAGCGACAATCAAGAGATACTACAGTTTCGTAAAGCATGGGAACGCAACGAAGACGGTTGTTTAGACAAGGTAATGCTAGACTTCAATAAAATTGAGGAAGTGCTAAGTACTCCAGAAGAAGAGGTAATAGAAATTGCCGCTCCTGCTGAAGAAGAAACACAACACGAGGAGAACGTATAGTGTCATTAGACTTAGCCGCACTGGTATGGAAAGAAACAAGACAATTTATGCACGACACAGGCGATATAAGAGAAGCTGCCAATCATGTTGTTGAAGCATTGATAGGACAGTATAGTGCTGAAGAGATTAGAGAAGCATTTAAATTTGACGGAGCCATTAAACTAGCAGTTGGCGATTATCTTGGCGAGCATGAAGAGGATGATCTCGAAGAAGATGAACGTGACGAGCTACTAGATCAATACGACGATGATGGTGAATTTAACTACGACGAGTACTAGTATATGTGGTATAGTAAAGTAACCAATAATCTTGCTGAGATTCCTGGTTTTATAACTCATTATGAACATGAGTTAGAAATAGCCAAGAGTGAATGTAGAGTAGGCGGACTTGTTGAAAAAAATATTAAAGCATTGCCGGGACTCACAGAACATCGATTTAATCAACTGCAAGAAATTGAAGCGGTACTTAACTACCTAAATATTAAACTAAGACAAATAAGACGTAAACACTTTCAAAAATATCTAGAAGGATATGCTCGTGCATTAACCAGCCGTGATGCAGAAAAATATGTAGATGGCGAAGATGAAGTAATAGACTTTGAAACTCTTATCAACGAAGTTGCATTACTACGTAACAAATATCTTGGTATTATGAAAGGTCTAGACACTAAACAGTGGCAACTTGGACATATTGTTAGATTACGTACTGCTGGAATGGAAGATGTTCAAGTATGATTCCAGATCGTATTAGTATCAAAGATCAAATTATTTGGTACAACATATGGATACAACACGAGTTTGATCGTTTATATTCGCGTCAGGTAAAAAAATACTGGCGTGAACTTTTCACTGAAGATTTAGAACGTGCTAATCTCACCATCGACGAACTGAAACAATACTGTATTATAGTTAACCCAAATTGGGAAGGTCATAATGCACAAGATGTTGAACCTTTTAGGTTAATGTTGAGTGAGCTTGGTTTTCCAATAAATCAGTTTGGTGTGCTCTTTAGTTGCTATGAGGATACAGACAGGTTACCTTATCCTGCTGAATGCAATACACAAAGATTAATATATATTGCAAGTTGGCATGCTATACTTAAAAAACAAAATATTCAGTTTCAAGACCTGCAAATGGATCGTAAGTTAATAGTGCTTATGCGACGGGCGAGTGAAAGTCGTTGCACTCTAGCAAAAAAAGTATTAGACACATTTGATCCTGCAGACATCAGAATCACACTAGGAACATTTCCAAAAACTATTCCTGATGAATGGCGACGATTAATAAGCCCGCATCCATATCCTATGTACGTTGCAGATGATCGTTCAGGTGAAGCAGAACAATATAATCCTGAGCACAACTTGTTTTATACTGCGCCAATTCAACTAATTGTTGAAACAAGTAATCAAACAGATAGTTTGTCATGGAGAAATATTTTTATCACAGAAAAAAGTTACAAAACATTTGCTTGGCATCAATTTCCAATTTGGTATGCAGTACCCAGACTGGTAGAAAAAATACGCGAGCAAGGCTTTGATGTTTTTGATGACTTAATTGATCACAGTTACGACAAGGACACTGATCCACTTACAAGAATGGATAGTGTTGTGGCAGAAGCACATAGATTTAGCAATCTTGATACAGTCGCACTAAGACAAAAACACTGGAATAGATTAGAATCTAATGCACAACTAGTAGAACAGATAACTAAAACTGCGTACACAGTACAGAAAACAAAGACTGAAAAATTACAAAATGAACTACTCAAGTTTCTCAAGCCAGCAGACAGCGTTCGATCATAGCAAAAAACACATACTAGATTTATTCTATGAGTACGATGATTTTATGGAAAGTATTGGACGTGTTGTTGATCTTGGTTGCAAAAATGAAGCAATGAATTTACAATGGTTTGCTGATGCTACAACCCGCGATGAGCAAGCCATTCCTTTGAACATCAAATGTGTAGGCGTTAACAATATCGATAGACTGCATGTGAAACATAAGAGGATAAGTTTTCAAAAAGGCTCACCTGAATTATTTTCTGAAACAAAGAAAAAATTTGATATACTTTTTTGTCATGACACATTACAATTTATATTAGATCCATATAAAGCACTCAACAACTGGTGGCACATTGCAAACCAAGATGCTATGTTGGTAATTGCAGTACCGCAGACAACTAATGTAGAGTTTAACACTCTTGAATACAATTTCAGAATCAATCACAAATATCATTATACTGTACCAATGTTGATCTATATGTTGGCCGTCAATGGTTGGGATTGCAACAGTGGATTCTTTAAAAAAGATATAAATGATCCTTGGATATTTGCAATTGTTTATAAAAGTAACACAGAGCCAATGGATCCTAACACAACTAACCTATACCAACTAGCAGAAGAAACCAATCTACTTCCTGTATCAGCAGTTAGTAGTCTTACAAAATATGAGAGTATACGCCAACAGGATTTACTACTACCGTGGTTAGATAAAAATTTAATAGACATGAGCCAACAATGATAGAAGATTTTGATTACGATAGAGCAGACTATCCTACAAGCAAGGTTGCAGATGTATTTCCGTTTGAACTAAGTGAAAATTTAGGACACACATGGATTATTGATGTTGATGGTACAATAGCAGAAGTAAATCGATATCCATATGACGATGATAAACTCTTACCAGGTGTAAAAGAAATGTGGAGTAAGATTCCTACGCAAGACATGATCATAATAATGACTGCTCGTGAAGAAGTTGCTAAGGAAAAGACTTTGGCCTTTATTGATAGTCATGAATTGCGTTATGATCGTGCAGTTTTTGGCGTACATCATGGAGAAAGAATTGTTGTTAACGATAATAAACCAGGTGGGTTGCAAACTGCAATTGCATGGAATGTTAAAAGAAACAAAGGCTACGATTAAGTAGGTATATAATGATAGACACTGAAATGACAAGAACACGTGTTCAAAAAATGGAACGTATTTTTATACTAGAAGATGAAATCAAGTTTGCAGAAAGTTGTTTACGTCCAAGTGCAACAGGACATATACACACTGCGATCAGTTGGATGAAAATGCGTAAGGAAGAATTAATCAAAGAGGTAAACAATGGTTGAATTACCAAAACGAGTGAACAATAAAAAAGACCAAGAAGACAATAAACCTTACAACGATGCCCATAAAAAACCTTTGAAACAAACCATAGTTCTGGTTACTGGTGGTTTTGATCCACTGCACAGTGGTCACATTTCCTATTTGCAAGCGGCTAAAGCAATGGGAGATTTTTTGATTGTAGGAATAAACAGTGATGCTTGGTTAAAACGTAAGAAAGGCAGATTCTTCATGCCACTTAATGAACGTGGCGCAATTATTAGCGAACTACGTATGGTAGATAAAGTTGTAGGTTTCGAAGATGACTACGACGAAGATGATAGTTGCGTTAGATTTATAAAGGACATGCGTGAGTATAATCCTGAAGCAAGAATAGTTTTTGCCAATGGTGGTGATAGGAAACCAGGAACTACATTAGAAGAAAAAGCAGGATTAAAAGGTGTAAGTTTTGCTTTTGGAACTGGCGGTACAGATAAAAAGAATTCAAGCAGTTGGATACTCAAAGATTGGGAAGCTCCTAAAGTCGAAAGAGCGTGGGGTCACTATCGAGAACTTTACAAGGGCGAAGGTTTTGCCGTAAAAGAACTTGTAATAAATCCGCACAGTAGCCTAAGCATGCAACGTCACAAACATAGAAGTGAAATATGGAATCTTGTAAGCGGTAAAGCACATATACTAACAAGCAACAGAAAAATACCTGATGATCCCCTACGTAAGGATTTGTCACCACCTAATCCTATTGATATTCCAGCAAACGTTTGGCACAAAGGTGTAAATGAATCCAATGAACCTGCACACATTATTGAAGTGTGGAAAGGTGCTGAACTCACAGAAGATGATATAGAAAGACAGGACTAATATGTTAACAGTCTACATAGGTTGGGATAGTAGAGAACCTATTGCCGCAGATGTCTGTAGATACAGTATCCTTGAACATGCTAGTATACCAGTTGATATTGTTATGCTTAAACAAAATGATTTACGCAAACGTGGTTTATACTGGAGAGAAGTTGATAAACTTGCAAGTACTGAATTTACTTTTACAAGATTTCTTGTTCCAGAACTAAACAATTTTGAAGGCACTGCTATCTTTATGGATAGTGACATGGTGTTGACCACAGATATTGCAGAACTTATTTCTGAAATTGATCCAACCAACGCAGTTAGTTGTGTAAAACATGATTACACTCCGCCAGAAGGTGTAAAAATGGATGGCCAGCGACAACTTGCCTATCCACGTAAGAACTGGAGTTCAATGGTTGTATGGAACTGTGGTCATAAGGCAAACAAAAAAATAACCAAAGAACTAGTGAACGATCCAGCAATAACAGGTGCATACTTGCATAGATTTAGTTGGTTGTCAGATAAACACATTGGATCCCTTGGGCCACAATGGAATTGGTTAGTTGGCTGGTATGTCGAAGGCAGAGATGGCTCGCCAAGTTTGCTACACTACACAGAAGGTGGTCCTTGGTTTCCTAACCATGAGAATTGTGCATATGCTGATGTATGGAATAGATATCACGAAAGTTTCAAAAATTCTTTGCTCAAAAGTAAAGCAGAGATTGTTGGCATAAGTTTGTCAGAAGATCTACATAGCAGTCTTATGTCTCTATTGGAGCAAGCAAAAGATCCTTATAGCATCTATCGACAAACAAATAGAAAACAAGCCATTGAAAGACTTATAGATGCGTTTGATAAACCAGAGGTAGTAGGAATTGTAGATGCAGGACTTGTTGAGGAGGAACAAGTGACAAAACAACCAAAAAAAGATGCAATCCTTGATAACTTCATTACAGGGGCAAACGGAGTTTTTGCAGGTACAAAAAATCTAGAGAATATACCAAAGAGTACACCTATTGTTGTTCGGGGAATTGCAAAAAAGAAAGTGATACAACAAGCGGTTCAAGAAGGAAGAGACTGGTACTATATTGATACAGGGTACTTTGGCAATGAAAAAACCAAGCGATACCATCGATGTGTAAAAAATAGTTTGCAATTTAACATTCCGCTTTGGAAAGATTGTCCTGATGACAGATTCAATCGAACAAACACAGAAATACACACACATACACCTGGAGAAAATATACTAGTGTGTCCACCAAGTCAAAAAGCTCTGAACTTTTGGAAAGTGGATTTACAAGAATGGCTTACTTCAACTGTAAGAGAAATAAAAAAATACACAAAACGTCCAATTGTTATACGTGAAAAACAAAATCGACACATACGCACAAATGAAGATACCATGGAAATGGCTCTATCACGTGATGTGCATTGTCTAGTAACATACAATAGCATAGCCGCAGTTGAAGCACTGATTTTAGGAAAACCTGTGTTTACAATGGGACCAAACGCCGCCTCACCATTGGCAAATACCGACCTAAGAAAGATCAACAATCCAGTTATGCCAACAAAATCTGCAGTTAGACAACTTTGTTGTAACCTGGCATATGGTCAGTTTACTCCAAGAGAAATGGTAAACGGAACTGCATGGCGTATACTCAATGAATTTTACAATAGAAAATGACCACCTGGGACTATGATGTAGTAGTCTATTTAGGCTCGCTACCAAGGATACAAAATCACAACATCAAAGTTCAAGTAATGCGAGCTTTTGCTGAAGGAGCAAAACGTTGTGGTGTAAGAGTTCTAGTTGATGAAAATTTACGAAACCGACAAGTCTATAATGCCCGTCTAGCAGTAATACTTGGCTGGGTAGGCATGAGTTACAGTGGACCCCACATTTATTTTCGTGATTCGGTGATTCATCAACAGGATCTTACTGGTGGTAAAGTAATGAGCATTGATGGTAGTTGTTTTAAGTTTCATAGTAGACATGGTAACATGTGGCTTCGCTATAGTCTTGATAATGTATTTTATAATACTGGTAACTATGCCAATAAGAATAGCACAGATAAACACTGGAACATGATCAAGCAAAGTCTTGGTTTATCTGATTCTCCTTGGCATAACAGTGGCGAAAACATATTGGTATGTCTGCAAAGAGACAATGGATGGAATGCAAAAGGTTTTGACCAGGAGTTTTGGCTAAAAAAAACTATCAAATTTATTCAAGGTCGTACCAACGAACCAATAAAAGTAAGAGCTCATCCAGGTGATCTGAATAGAGATAGGACAAAAACCAAACACGATTGGAGTTGGATAAACGCATATCCTAATGTTGAACTTATTGATAGTATCAATGTTACATTACATCAAAGCATGAAAACTGCAAGATGTGCAGTGTTCTACAATAGTTCAAGCAGTGTGCTAAGTGTGCTTAAAGGTATACCTACATTTGTCACAGAAGAAAGTGCTGTTACCTGGGACGTTGCAAATCATAATCTAAAAACCATCATGCACCCTGTAGTTCCTGATCGTACACAATGGTTTTGTGATTTAGCACAAGCACATTGGACATTGGAACAGAGTAGAAATGGCGACATCTATAGACATTTTGAACAGTATCTACCAACCTAGGATACAATCGTTACGTACCCGGCCTAGTTCTCTAGCACCCCAACTTTTAAGAAGATCAACTGCACCATACTGTGTTTCTTTGGTAATACCAGTGTCAGTGTGTAATTTTTGCTCTACTACAATCACTGGTTGAAGGTTGCGTATTGTTTGTTCACCACCTTGTAGTATTTGTATTTCATAGCCTTCGCAATCAATTTTCATATAGTCAATTCTATCAAACCATAAACTATCTAGCCGTTTCATGTCTACTTTACCTGTGCCAATGGTTGTTTTATCAATATGAGAATGTCCTGTATTACCTTCTGTGATAATCATATCTATTGTAGTATCTTCAGTTCCGAGTGCAATTGGCCAGATTTCAATGTTTTCCATTGGTACGTTTTTACGCAAACATTGTTGAAATTCTTCTACAGGTTCAATTGCTACTACTCTCGAAAAATGGGAGGCTAGGTCTCGGCTCCACAATCCAACATTTGCACCTATATCAACCGCAACTCCAAAATCTCTTACAAATTGTAAACTTTTACGACGCACTGGTTCTTGATAGGTAGGTGGACCACCTTTTTTGATATTCTTATCAATCATGTGTGCAAAGTGTGTGTCTTGGTCTGCAAACCACCATCCGTATGCTTGATACATTAGAACTTTACCTCATATCCTGTGACTAAACCTACGTCATCCTTAGTAGCACCTGGTGCCACATACCATCCCTTGTAATTTACTTTGATCATTGGAGCAACATTGATTCTTCTGTATCCATGTACAATGCCTGCTTCTACAACAAATTCTTTATATTGATATTTTTTTCCAATATAAACACCTATCCTGCTGTCGCTGTTATAGTACATACCTGCAATATAGTTGTTTTTGTGTTTGTATTGAACATGCGGATGAACATTGTTAAAATCATCATTTAGCCCAATATGTGTACTAAGTGCAATGCTGAAAATTAAACTATCTAACACCTTTAACTTCTTTCCAGTAGGGCAAATCCAGGTGCATTTTTACATCACGTGGTTCGCTATGTCCTAAATTTTTTCTTTCGCCTTTCATATGATCCATGTATCGACCAAGTTCGCTGTTTACAAAAGGATGTCCTGCTAGACCTTTTAGGTCTGGATCAGGATTTAAATTATGGAAGTATGCACCTTGGTTGTCTCTATACAGTTTTCGTTGTACGTCAAATAGATAACTGTCGTGCCATTCTGGATAGTCAAACATGGTATCATTGATATACATGTTAGCAAAGTCTTTAACAAAGTCTTGACACATAGGATTGGTTTTGTTGTAGCCTACCCATCCACATTCACTGTGATAGCGTTCGCCTCTGCCAAGATGTGTAGTAACACAATTTTTTGGTGAAACACTATCAAGAAATGCCATGCTGATTGTATTGTGTGTAAGTGTGTCAGCATCTAACCATATAACCCATTCAGTATCTATGTTTTGTATAGCATGATAAATGCTGAAAACTTTGTAACTGAATCGTAAACCTTGCCATTTAAAATGTTTTTTTGGAGACCAACGCCCTTGATTATGCGGACCT